ACATGTCGATCACAGTCAACGGCTCACTCGACCCAACTGTTGGAACGTACTCTCCAGGAGACTGGTGCGCGCTCATTGTAGACGATCCGTTCATTCAACTTCGACTTTTGAGCAACCTTGAGCCGAGAGACGACATTATTGTTCGTAAGATCGAAGGTTTCTCAGTAACAGTGCCGGACGGCAACACGTTCCCTGAGACGGTGCAGCTACAACTTGTAGCCGAGTCGGAGGTAGATAAGATTGGCGAGTAATCTTAGAAGAAGCAAAAGAACGTTCGGTCAAAGATATCTAAGAACTGAGCAAAGAGCGTCTGCGTCCTCGCGCAACCCAGCGCCGCGAAGAATCGGTGCAAGAGTTATTACGACAAACAATATTGCACCGAGATCTGTGACTACGGTCGTGCTAGCAAACGACGTTGTTCAAGACATCGAGTACGCTCAGGCCGCTGCAAACGGTAAAAATACGATCTACTACAGCGCAACGGAGCCGTCTGGCGGCACGTACACTGAAGGCGATTTGTGGTTCGAGACAGACAACGACAACGCGCTAGCACGCTGGGACGGCGCAGCGTGGCAGTCGTTTGGTCTGGGCAACGCGGCGTTCTCAAACATTGACGCCGGTAAGATTACATCTGGCACGATCAGCACTGCTATTCTCTTCGCGGGAGAGCTCACCGCTGCTCGAGGAACGTTTGGTGGATTTATTTCCGCTGGAAACGTTCAAATTGGCGACGGCATCTACAGCAATGCAAATTATCGCGGAGTGACACTCGATTCTGGGAACTCGAACAACGCCTGGTACGTAGACACGTCGACTGGAAATGTGTACTTCAAGGTCGGTAGTGCAACTCAATATATGACGTGGAACGGCACTGCGCTGAACATCGTCGGTACCATCACTGGCTCAACAATTAGCGGTACTACTATCACCACGTCGACGTTTTCCGCAGGCAATCCAACTGGCGATGGCGTATCAATCACTGGCACTCAGGTGCTTATTAACACGACTGGCACTACCTCGAGCGCGTCTCTTAAGTTTAATACAAACGCAGGCTCTGGCACAAACTATATTACGGGGGATAAAGCATTAGAAATTACAACAGGCGGAAGCAGTAAAACTTTCATCAACATGGGTAACACAAGCGGCTCCGGCGTGGGCAGAGTATACGCTGGCGCATTGTACTTTGAGACGTACAATGCAGAGGTAACTAGGCTAACGGCTAGCGTTATAGGTCAAAATAGGCTTGGCAGTACTGTTCGAGTTAGCGATTACTACGGTGTAGATATTTCTCTTAGTGATGAACTTTATGCGGGAAGGGTTACGGTTACAGGTGCTTTGAATGTGTATGGCACGAAAAACTTTTCCATTCAGCACCCACTGGACGAAGATCGCTATCTAGTACACGCTGCTGTTGAGGGCCCTACTGCTGATCTTATATATCGAGGTACCTCTAGCCTTGAAAACGGTTTAGTTGAGGTAGAACTTCCAAGATATTTTGAGGCAGCGTCAAAATTAGAAGGTAGAACGGTGTTTATTACGCCAAAAATTGCAGATGACGGCTCTCAGTGCAACATGGCAGCTTCGTCTGTAGAAAATGGTAAGTTCACAGTTTCCACTCAAGGGTGCATTGATAGCTGTTCTCATCAGTTTGATTGGCTGGTACTTGCAATTCGTGGAGATGTTGAAACAGTCGTTGAGCCACTAAAGTCGGAGTACAATGTTAGAAAAGAAAAAGAAGTTCTGCCAGAGATAGATCCAAATCTCACAGCGGGCTAGTTGACTAAGTCGATTTTGACGTCAATTTGTACACGAGATAAAAAAGAACGGGATAGAATTTCACTACACGTAGTGAAAGAGAATTCAATGATACACATCAAAGACGGCGATAGAACTCTTCAGTTTAACGGAGAGCTACTGGGAAAATCATCATCGTGGCGAAGAGGATCTCTTCGCTGGATAGAATTCGAGCTTTACAAGACAGAAAATGGCTCGTATGTTCTATCAAGAGTCGGCGTGTCAGTAGTCTACCACGGCGCGGCCTGTCATCTTGTGAAGAGATACAATCTTCAAGATGCCCCAGTAGCGAATCTCCAAAGTAGAGAGAACATGGTCCCATGTGACTCATGCTCTCCATCATTCGCGGCAGAAATCGTGTTTCCGGAGAAGAATCGCCACTGGGCACAGGTAAGTGAGAATCCAGACGCCGTGCTCGAGGCGCTCTACAAATACGACGACAGCGGCGCACGCTACCTAACGCATGTAGCACAGCGGCTTCTCGAGGAGGCGTCAAACGCCGATCGAGGCATCTCAGACGTCTACAGAGTAGAGATCATTCCATAATCTTTCGCTCTGTCACGAGATTTTTCTCGTTTCCGTGTAGTATCGAAAAGACGGAGGGATGGAATGTTTATCGTCATCGAAGGCACTGACGCCTCGGGAAAGTCTACTCTTGTAGACGCTGTTGTCTCTGAACTCACCGGGCAGCGGTCAACTGCCGGCGCGATTCAGTACCACAAGGGCGCGCCGAAAGAGTTCACTCGCAAAGGCGTACTTTCAGAGTACGTAGAAGACATTCAAGACTTCAACTGGTTCTCAGCGACAGCAGTCGCTGATCGATGGCATTGGGGTGAGGTAACGTATGCTCCGATCAAGCGTCGTCATACTAACATTGACGGCTTTGGTCTACTTGGCGTTGCTGGCTGGCGATGGACCGAGATGTTTCTTCGCGCTCGCGGCATTACTCAGTTTTGGCTGTATCAGCCGCTTGAGATTATTCAGCAAAGAATTAGAGAACGCGGAGACGACTTTGTAGAAGAGCATGAGCTCGAGCATATTTTAAGTCTCTACTCTTATGCGTTCGACAACACCATGTCGTGCATTAAGTTGCAGCCGTCAAACGGCGGATTAGATCAAGTAGCAAACCTGGCGCGTGACGTCATCAGCTACGCTAAGACATTGCAATCTGAAGTTCAGCATCTAGAAAGATTTACTTGGTACATCGGACCTCCAAAGCCAAAGGCGCTTCTCGTCGGTGACGAAAGAAACGACGAGACTGACACGATGTTGCCTTTCAAGCCTTCCGGTGCAAATTCAGCAGACTATTTGTTGAACGCCCTACCGTGCGAAACCTGGCGCGACTACGGAATCATAAATTCTGCCGATGTCTATGGAGAAGACATCATACGACTATATGAAGCTCTTAATCGGCCAAAAGTTATAGCCCTTGGTCGCATGGCAGAAAAGCGTCTTCGTCAATGCTCACTCTACGAAAGTCTATACACAGTTCTTCCGCATCCTCAACATGTTAGACGATTTCACTACTCTGATCAAACAGAGTATGGTCGCGCAATTGATAGCTTCGCAAACGGAAACACACAGGAGTATGCGTCATGGGTTCTTCGCTGACAGCAATTCACATCGAAGACGGAGTAAACGGCTACGTTGATCTTGTTCATCACGTGCTTGAGCACGGCCGCGAGGTGTCCCCACGCGGTGTGAAGACAAGAGAAATTGAAGACGCAACTGTATTCATAGACAACGTGTACGACGCAATGCCGATGGGCGTTGGTCGAGGTGTCGTCCCGGGCATTGGCGCCGTTGAGGCGTGCCAACTCGTCGCCGGTAGGAGCACGCCACGGACAGTGATTGCTATAGGTCCGCAGTTTACGAATTACGCTGAGAACAACGGAGAATTTCACGGAGCGTACGGTCTACGTACAAATGGCCAGTACGCTCACGTTGTAGACAAAATCAAGAGTGACCCAGACACGCGGCAAGCAGTCGTGACGATCTGGAACCCTGAGTTTGACAACATGCCACAGAAGCGTGACTACCCATGCACAGTTCTTCATCAGTTTAGAGTTCGTGACGGCAAACTAAATATGAGTGTCTACATGCGCTCAAACGACGTGTGGCTTGGTGCAGCGTACGACTTTTTCCAGTTCACGCGGGTGCAGTTAGCGATCTGCTCGATACTTGGAATAGAGCCAGGCACGTATGCGCATCACGTTGGGTCGCTTCACATCTACGAGTCAAATATAGATGCGGTGACTAAGTTGCGTAAGACGAGCGCCCCTGTCGACCCAATTCCGTATTTTGCTGGCAACTCGTGGGCAGACGTCGCACTATCTGCGCAGAACTGTCTTCTCGCCGTTGACCCCGAAGCTTTGCACGTACCGGAGCTAAACGATACAGAGCTCTGGTACGTTAACGCAATGCGCTCCGCTATCGAGAGCAACGAGGCCAAACTCGGAAATGCCTAGTGATGAAAACGAAGAAGCTTTTGAGTATGCGTCTCCGATGCATGCCGCAGCGATTGGCATGCACGAGATGTACATCACGCTGAAGTCTGCCGGGTTTTCAAGAACTGAAGCTCTCGAGTTGATAGCAAGAATGCTTTCATACGGAGTCACAGAGACTCTAATAATTGAGAGCGAGCTTGGTGACGATGACGACGACGACGACTAACGCGCGGCCATCGTGGCAGTCGACATGGCTCACCGTTGCGACTGTTATTTCGCTGCGCTCACGGTGCTCAAGAGCGCAGATGGGCGCAGTTGTAGTGTCAAAAGACCAGCGTGTCTGCGCCACCGGCTATAACGGGCCGTCGGCGTCGTGGCCTGAAAGCGGCGACTGTATCGACTGGTGCCCAAGAGCGCGCGGCGAGTCACCACTAGACAACATCTATGACCAGTGCCCGTCAATTCACGCTGAAGCAAACGCGCTGCTGTACGTAGACAGATCAAGCGTTGAAGGCGGAACAATATACATCACAAGTCCGCCGTGTATGCAGTGCGCAAAGCTAATTACAAATTCCGGGTTGTTGCACGTCGTATGTTATATTGGCGAGCACGACATGCACCGCAATCCGTTGGATGTCGTCGAGTACATTAAAAAGTGTGGAATAAGCGTTACGCTTGTCGCGCACTCGGAGTGACGTATAGTGGCTGATCTTTCTCAAGTACAACTTCACCTTGTCAACAGCGTAGAGTCTGCGAATGACTTTCTTTCGTGGCTTAGCGAACGACGGCCACACAACGCCATCGCGATCGACACGGAGACGGGCGAGATACCTGGAAACCCGAGGCAGCATGCGCTGTCACCGTGGCACGGACGTCTTCGGCTAGTTCAGGTCGGTGATGGCATGCAGGGCTGGTCAATACCGTGGGACGAATGGTCGGGAGTGTTCTACCAGGCGATGGAGCGCTTTGACGGTCCGATCGTCTGCCACAACATCGCGTTCGAGGCACGCTGGTTTGAGACTCAGTCACGCTGGAAAATGCCATGGCATCGCGCGCATGACACGATGATTATGGCTCACATTGTCGACCCGCTTGGTTCAGGCGCACTGAAGCGTCTTGCCGCGCTGCACGTCGACGCGCGTGCAGTTGCATTACAAGACACTCTTGATCAAGAGCTATCAGCCAACGGTTGGACCTGGGGAACTGTTCCCACAAACTTTGAGCCGTACTGGTCGTATGGCGCGCTCGACTGCGTTCTTACAATGCGTCTCTGGGAAATGTTCTACGAAAAGTGCGGACCTAACGGCGCGTACCACAAACCGTATGAGCTCGAGATGGCGACTCGTAAGATCGTCACGAGAATGGAGATCAACGGCGCTCGAGTTGATCTTGACTACTCGCAGAGAAAGTACAACGAGCTTAGCTCATACACCGAGTCTGTAAAGAACTGGGCTAAGAATACGTACAACGGAACTTCTATAACGAGCAACATACAACTTGTTCGGCTGTTTGAGAGTCTTGGCGCTGAGATCACTGAGTTTACTCCGACCGGTCAGAAGTCTTGCACAAAGGATCAATTGAGGCTGCTAGCACAGAGCCCGATAGCGGAGGTCGCTAATCTCGCGGACACTGTTCTCAAGCAGCGTAAGGCCGACAAACTTGCTGGAACGTACTTTCTAAACTTTCTCACTGAGTCAATTGACGGCATTGTTCACCCGTCTGTGAAGACTCTTGGCGCTCGAACGAGCAGAATGTCGATCACAAATCCGGCGCTACAGACATTGCCGAAAGGCGATGACGTTGTTCGCCGAGCGTTCATCCCAAAAGACGATGACCACGTGATTATCACTTCTGACCTCGACCAGGTTGAGTTCAGAATGTTCGCGTCTCTATCTAAAGATCCAAATCTAATTACGCTGTTCAACAGGGCGGACGCAACTGGCTCTGACCCGTTCACGGAGATTGGCAGAGAGATCTACAACGATCCGACGATGCAGAAGTCCGATAAGCGCCGCGCGCTGATTAAAGGCACGGTGTACGGAAGACTCTATGGCGCCGGTGTCGCGAAGCAAGCCGTAACTGCCGGCGTTCCTGAGCCACAGATGCGACAAGTTTCTGATGCATTTGATCGCAGATTTCCGGGCATGTCGTACTTTCAAAAGCAGATCGAGGACGCCGGCATGCGAAGGTTGCAGAGCGAGGGCCAAGGCTACGTATATACGTGGACAGGAAGAAGACTGCCGTGCGACGAAGACAGAGTTTACACGCTTGTGAACTACCTCATTCAGGGTGGAGCGGCAGAGGTCTTCAAAGCAAATCTTGTCAAACTCGATCAAGCCGATTTGACTGAACTTCTCATCGTCCCGGTTCACGACGAAATAGTTCTACAGGCGCCACGAAAAGACGCAGACGAGATCAAGCAGATAGTGAAGCAATGCATGACCACGTCTGACGGCTGGGATGTGCCACTGACCGCTGACGTAGACGGCCCGCTAGAGACGTGGGGCGACAAGTACTAGTGAATAGGTACATGGAAAAAGCGATAGAGCTCGCTCACAGCAGCAAGTGCAGGCACAAGCACGGGTGCGTTGTAGTCAAAAACGGAAAGATCATTTCAAAAGCCACAAACAAAAAAGTCGGAGACCCGTCCGTGGAGTTTCGTCTCGCGCTTCACGCGGAGTTTGCGGCTGTTGTAGCGGCAGGAACGCACGCCGCGGGTTCAACAGTCTATGTAGCCAGAGTCCAAGCAGACGGCTCGACTGCGCTGTCTAAGCCTTGTAAGAAGTGTGAAAATATGATGAAAAGATCTGGAGTATCTAAGGTAGTGTGGACATGACAATTTATTTGTGCGTCGATCCAGGAAAAATGAGCGGTATAGCCGCCATAAGCTACGACCATCAAGAAGCGCCAGAGCTAGTCGCGTCAGGCGAGTACGACGCCAGAAACTATCATAAGCCGATCATAGAAACTATTGTAGCGTCTTATTACACTAAGACACCGATCAAGGTGATTTGTGAAAGGTTTACGATCAACGCGCAGACTGTTAAGAACTCTCAAGCGCCGTACAGTCTAGAGCAGATCGGAGTTCTCAAGCACTTGATGCTTGTAAATGGGCTTGAACCCGACGACATAGTGTTTCAGTCACCGTCAGACGCAAAGAGAATGTTTGACAACAGCGCACTGAAAAAGTTAGACTTTTGGCACAAAGGTGGAGACGGCCATGCGCTTGACGCGATACGTCACGGTTTGTTGGCAGTCACAAAGGATGGCTGGGTGCCTCGTGCTTTGTTACAATAGATACTGAAGAAAAAACTTCAACATGTGCATACTTTGCACTGTAATATGTGATACAGTGATGATTACTCAACGACGACAAGAGGTTTTTAGTGGCAGTTCAGGTAGAACTAAGTCAAGACGGCTCCTCAATTCACATTCATGCTGAGTGGCGATACAAAGAGCTATGTAAGAGCATCCCCGGCGCGTCGTGGGCTGCAAAAGATGGTGTTTGGAAGGTTCCTACAAGTTGGGCCTCGTGCTTGGCACTGCGATCTGTCTTTCGCGAAGAACTTGAGATCGGTAGCAGACTAACAGACTGGGCAGTCAATGAGCGCACGTCACGAGTAGACCCGTGTAATTCACTCCGTGAGCTCGAGGCACTTCCAGACGGCGACGGCTACAATGAAGATCTGTTCCCGCACCAGCGCGCTGGAGTCGAGTTTCTCGCTGCTGCACGTCGCGCGCTTCTCGCCGATGAGCCGGGGCTAGGAAAAACAGCACAGGCTATTCGAGGATTAAAGAAAATCCAAGATCTCGGTGATGAGGTATTCCCGGCTCTCATCGTTTGCCCGAACACCGTCAAGAAAACTTGGAAACGCGAGTTTTCTCTTTGGTGGCCAGAGGTAAACGTTCAGGTTATCGCCGGGTCTGCGGCTCAGAGACGCAAGCAGTTTGAAGAAGAAGCAGACGTCTACGTGATCAACTGGGAATCTCTTCGAGCGCACTCAAGGCTTGCGCCATACGGGTCTGTTGCGCTTGCTCGATGCGTTGAGTGCGGGGGTCACGACGACAAAGTCAGTGAGACTCGTTGCGAGGTCCACCAACGTGAGCTAAATCAGATTGATTTCAAGGCGGTTGTAGCCGACGAGATCCACAGATCGAAGGACCCAAAGAGCAAGCAGACGCGTGCGCTATGGTCTGCGACTGGCGAGGCCGACATTAGATTCGCGATGACTGGCACTCCAATCGCTAATGACGTTCTTGATTTTTGGCCGATTCTGCATTGGATTTCCCCCGAGGAGTGGCCGAGCAAGACTAGGTGGATCGACAGAATGGTCGACATCATGCTCAACGCATTTGGTGGCATGATGGTTCTTGGCGTAAAGCCGCACATGCGCGATGAGTTCTACGCCGCAATCAACCCGAGGATGCGTAGGATGCTTAAAGAGCGCGTGCTCCCATGGCTCCCGCCCGTAATCATGGACAGACGCGATGTCGAGATGTCGGCTAAGCAACGAAAAGCGTACACTCAGATGCAGGAAGTAATGATCGCCGAACTGGAGCACGGCGATGCTATTACTGCGCCAAGTCCGTTGACACAGACACTTCGTCTACTTCAATTTGCAAGCTCTTTTGCGGAGATAGACGTAGACGAAATGACTGGAGAAATCCAAGTAAAGCTCGCTGAGCCATCGTGCAAGGTCGACGCGTTGATGGACGATATACAGAACGGAGACTTTGGAGATGACTCAGTTGCCGTCTGCGCTGTTTCTAGGCAGCTAATTGAACTGCTGAGCGCGCGCCTAGAAAAAGCCAAAATTCCTCACGGGCTAATCACAGGCGCACAGGACGAAGACGAGCGTCAGCAGGCAATTGATGATTTCCAAGAAGGAAGAATCAAGTGGATTCTCTTCACCGCGCAGGCGGGTGGCGTTGGAGTGACGTTGACTGCTGCTCGGCGGCTTATCATGCTTCAGCGCCCGTGGTCACTTGTCGACTACAAACAGGCACTAGACAGAGTTCATCGCATCGGGTCAGAGATTCACGACTCTATTTTGATCACGGACTACGTTACCGAGGGCACTATTGAGGAGAGAGTCATTGACGTGCTGGACGTAAAATCTGAGAACTTTGAAGAAGTCGTTCAAGATAAAGCAAAGCTTCTCAAGATGCTAAAGGGAGAGTGACATGACAGTTCTAGAGACTCCGGTAGAAATCAAGCCAATACGCATATCCAACTCCGAGATTCAAACGTTTAAAGACTGTAGAAGAAAGTGGTGGCTAAGCTACTATAGAAGACTTCAGCCACGTGCACAAAAATACACTGGCCCACTGGCGCTCGGCACCAGGGTCCATGCGGCTCTAGACGAGTACTACTCGCAAGGAGTACCGCTTCTTGAGTCGTACGCAAAGTACGTCGAGATCGACAAGCAAGCGCTCATTGACTCGTTTAGGGACACAGTTGAACTTGACACTGAAGCCGAACTCGGCAGAATCATGCTTGAGGGCTACCTCGAGTGGGTAGAGGAAAACGGAATTGACGCAGAACTAGAGATGATCTCGACTGAGGAGATCATCAGCATGCCACTCTTCGATGGCAGAGTCGAGTTGCAGGGAAAACTTGACATGCGAGTCCGCAGAAAGGCGGACGGTGTTCGACTGTTTAGAGACTTCAAGACAGTCGGTGGCTCGTTTGCAGAGTTCGCCAGTCTTGCTCACATGAATGAGCAGATTCTTACGTACATGCTTCTTGAAGCGTATCAGAACAAAGATGGCGAGCGCTGCGACGGTGGCATCTTTACGATGCTCAAGAAGGTGAAAAGAACTGCTAATGCAAAGCCTCCGTTCTACGATCAGATAGAGGTTCGGCATAATCAGTTTACGCTAAGAACTTTTTGGAATCGCATACACGGAGTAATTCAAGACATGCTTCGAGTACGTGACGCTCTTGACGAAGGCTCTGACCCGCACTACGTTGCGTACCCGAGCCCCAGCCGAGATTGCAAGTGGAAATGTCAGTTTTTCGCTGTGTGCCCGCTGTTTGACGACGGTAGCGCAGCAGAGCAAGCACTTGAGGAGCTTTTCATTACAGATGACCCGTACAGCTATTATCAGACAAATGAGCCGAAAGGTAACTAACACATGAGTGGTATTCAACGGTCGTTGACCATTATGGTCTACGGCGAGTCAAAGGTCGGAAAGTCGACATTCGCAGTGACAGCACCGTACCCGCGTCTCATGCTCGACGTGGAGGGCGGACACAGATTCCTCCCGATCAACGTAAAGTACTGGGACCCGATGCGCGAGGAGCCTCCTGTAGCAGATGGAAGCTGGGACACGTGCGTTGTCAACGTGACCGAGTACGACACTGTTCTCAAGGCGTACCAGTGGCTGCAGCTCGGTAAGCATCAGTTCAAGTCGCTGATCATCGACTCGATCTCAGAGCTCCAGGTAAAGTGCGTCGACAGCATTGCTGGAAAGAATCAAATGCAGATGCAACAGTGGGGCGAGCTTCTTCGTCACATGGGCGGTCTGCTTCGAGATCTCCGCGATCTTACGATGCACCCAGTCGCGCCTCTGGAGGCGATCGTACTTACCGCGATGGCAAGAATGGGTCAAGACGGTCGCTATCGTCCGTACCTCCAGGGGCAGCTTGCCATTCAGGCACCGTACTTCTACGACATTCTCGGCGCGGTTACCGTCGAGACATTCCCAAATCCTGACCCAACGCAGCCGCCAATCAAGGCGCGTCAAATGTACGTCGAGCGTACTAGCGACTACGAGGCAGGCGAGCGTGTTCAGGGACGACTTGGTAAAGTCGTCGATCAACAGAATCTCAGCGTCGAGTCGATGCTGGACATTGTCTTCGGCCCTCGGCCGAGTGAAAGCTAACAACAACAACAACACCAAAGGATAGGTGATAGACATGACTAGCCTCAACTGGGGTGACCTCATCAGCGAAGCAGGGGATGTTGGCTACGAGCCACTTCCCGACGGCGACTACGATCTCAAGATCGTGGAGGCAAACGCCAAGGTGACTCAGACTGGAAAGACGATGTTCGCAGTCAAGGCGCAGGTTACGACTGGCGCCCACGCGAAGCGTCTCGTCTGGGACAATCTCGTCGTTTCGACCGACAACCCGAACGCTCTCGCGATCTTCTTCAGGAAGATGGGAGCTCTCGGTCTCGGTCGTGACTTCTTCTCAACCAACCCGAGCAACGCTCAGATCGAGCAGGCGCTTGTAGATCGCCCGTTCCGCGGGCAGGTTGGCAGCCGCACTTGGCAGGGCCAGAAGAAGAACGAGATCAAGGCGTACTACTCGGCCAATCCGGCGAACGCCGTTGCCGCGTCTGCCCCTCCCGCCGCAGCTGCGGCCCCTCCCGCTGCTGCGCCAGCGCCGCCCACGGCGCCGGCTCCGGCTCCGGCCGCGCCGGTCGCTGCGCCAGAGGCCGCGCCTGTTGCGGAAGCAGCGCCCGCTGCTGCTGAGGCAGCCCCCTCAGCGCCGCCTGCTGCGCCGTTCTGATAGCTGTAGGTGAGTCGCCCGCTCCGTCTTCAGGGGCGGGCGGCTAGCCTGCAATTTCTTTTCTAAGGACACAAATGCGTATTCTAATGACAGGTTTTACCGCTCTGCAAATAAACACAGAGCGTAGAACGATCAAGAAGATCGACGTGCCAGCGTCTATTGCCGAAGCACTCGAGTCTCGAGGGCACTCTGTCGACTGGAGAAGAGTGACTCCCGGGGAAGATCTCTCATCATACGACGTCGCCTGGGTAAACCTTGCGCCGCTAAACTCGCTGAACGGTCGCCAGGGCGCGATGGGTGCGCTGTACACGCTCTCCTCTGGTCTGCCCGCCGTTGGATTCTTCGATGACTGGCAATTCGCCGCAGTGTTTAACGCGTCACGAGCGTTGAAGCGACATCCAGAGCTTCTGTATAAGTATCTATTGTCTGGGCCGAGAGGCGATGAGCCGGCGACGTACTACTCGTATGATGACGCGAAGGCAGCACTTGATCGCGTCGCGGCGAAGAACCCTGAGGACGCAGCGAAATGCGGTCTTGGGCGGTACTTCTTCAATGACACTGACGAGAACATCAAGCTTTACGAAAACCAACTTGTCGCTGCTGGAGAGTCTATGCTCGCTGAGCGCTGGGCAGCAGGCCTTGTTCCGGCGTGCCCAATGTACGCGTTTGGTGATAGGCAGCTCGTAAGAAAGCGAATGCCTAAGGAAATGAATGGCATAGAAGCGCTCGACCCGAGCTCGACTATCTATAACATCCTAGCGAGCAGCGAGCCGCTGCCACCGGAGAGCAAGCAGAGATCGTGGGTTCTCGGCGCGCTGATGCCGCACGATACGTGGCTAGAAAAGAAGAAGCCCGAGTGGCCGGTAGAAATCATCGGAAGCAGAAAGCTTATTAAGAAGTTCGGCGGGCAGCGTCTTGACACGGAAGAAGACGTTCTAGCGTTCTACAACAATCACTGGGGGATTCTGTCTCCGCCGTATCCACACGCTGGCAGCGGTTGGTGGAGAAGCAGATTTATGTACGCCGCTCGAGTTAGGTCTATTCTTGTAGTAGATAAAGGCGAAGGCGACCCTATCGGTGACGCGTACAAAATCACAATCAAACAAGTCGAGAGTATGAGCGACGCTGAGCTCGAGGAAACTGCCAGAGCGCAGGCCGAGTCTCTTCGCCCGTACATGCCAAGCTACGATTCTTTTGTAGATCACTGCGAAAGAATTGTTCTTAGGGCGATCAACGAAGACAAAGGTTTGAAGATACACCCAGACGGAAGTAGATGATGAAAAACATCGCGGTGACTGGGATGACAGCATCTCAGTACTCAAGATCGCGCAATTCATCGTCACTAAGCTTTGTCGCCTGTCTAAGCGACGCTGCTACCATGTATGGAGACGACGTCCGTGTTTCGTGGATAAAGCCGTCTGTCTCTCACGCGCAAAGCGACTTTGAAGAATACGATGCGATACTTGTCGGTCTTTCTCCTCTTCTAAGTCTTGCTTCTCACTGCGCGTACGGCGTTCTTAATGTCGTCGGCATGCTAAAGGGCGATCAACGACTGCACTTCTATATTGACGCTCCTGACCCGGCAAAGATACGTCAAAGTCTGAGCGCGATTGTAAAGACGCCAGAGTCGTTGAAAAAGCCGATCTATAAGAATAGAAACGAGTACTCTAAAGTTTCTGGCTCAAGTGAGATTGTAGACAGGCTCGCTGAGTCTGCTGAGTATCTGTATTCAGACAAAAACTACAGAGTGCTGTACCCAGCGTTCTCGTTCACAGACGACGTTCACGTATCAAGAAAGTTGTTCGGGGAGGACTCGCTGAGAATGGTTCCGTTCAACTTCGATGCTCTATACACGAGGCAGGAAGTTGACGCAGTAATTTCAGCGGAGAAAAGCAAGCTATGGCTTGTAGAAAATCACAAGACGCGCTGGTTTGAGAGAATGAAAAATCTTCTTTCATATGACTGGGAACCGGTCAAAATTAAAAGAATGCAGCCGGACACCGTGTCACTAGACAGAATTTGCAGATCCACGGGAACAATCATATGCCCGCAAAACGACTCAATTACGTGGTGGACGTACAGATTAGTGCAATCTTTAGCAGCTCTAGTCCCGGTTTGTACAGAATGGCGAGATACAATCTCTATCGGGCAGTCATGGTCTGCCATACCGCAGGCCGTCGAGTCGATGAGCATAGCGGAGAGATACTCTCTAGCATTAGAACAACTGGAGCAATACTCTCTATCTATTAGAGACGCAGAGACAGAGACATCTAGACTATTTAAGGAGCTTTCACTCTAATGAACATTCTATTTAATCAGTGGCTTGAAAAGACAAAGAAGCTTCAATCAGAAGTCTACGGTGTAGATTACTCCGTGTTTCATAGCGACAGCCCAGAAGATCTTCGAGCGCTTATCGAGTACATCCGCTGGAACATGCTTGCTATTGATGACGAGCTCTCGGAGGTTCGCAAGGCGATTTCTTGGAAGCCTTGGCAGCACGACGAGCCGTACGCTGATCGCCGCGAGATTCTCAAGGAATGCGTAGACGTTCTTCATTTTGTCGCTAACATTCTCTGCGCCGCTGGTGCACTTGATGAAGATCTTGATTCTGAGTACATCGCAAAGATGCAAATCAACGCGAATAGACAGAAGGCCGGGTACAGAGTTCTTGATGACGGCATGAAGTGCAAACTGTGCGCGCGTGCCTTAGACGACTACGACACCTCCTCGTGTAAGGAAGACGGGTGCCCGCAGCGTCATGGAGTCGTCTGAGTTCGCGTGGGTTGATGTTTCAGCCCAGACAATCAAGCAAGGTGACGTACTGCGAGTAAAGCTCGATGCGTACACGACTTCTGCTGGAAAAATGCACAACGGGCGGCTAGTTCGAGTAAGAGAAGTAAAAGACGGAGACGTAAGAGTACACACTATTGACTTAAAGACACCACATATCAACGACGCGAGGCACGCGCCTCATCGTCTTGAACGGAAGGTAAGCGTTTTATGAGAGCAATAGTAAGATTTACAGCCGTCGGTAGTGACATCGAAGAGCTGCTATCAAAACTTAGAGAAGAATGGGCGTCGCTGTCAAATGGAAAAGACTTCCCAAGAGACAGCTCGATTGACATAGACAAGTTAGAAGAAACTGACGAAAAATACAGGGCCGTGTGCACCGCTCGAGTTAATATAGAAACCTGAGGAAAATGACAAAAAAGATTGAAACCACGAGCGAGTCTCCAAGAGAGAAGATGCTTTCGGAGGCAGCAAAAATTATCTCTGGAGAGCGTGATCTTCAGTACGGCGGACCGGAAGACAATTTCCAAAGAATCGCGTCGCTATGGTCAGTCATTTTTGACAGAGACTTCAGCAAAGAAGATGTCGCAATGGCAATGATCGCAGTAAAACTCGCGCGATTTTCTTCCAACTACGGATTTCAACCAGACACCTGGACGGACATCGCGGGGTACGCGGCGTGCGGTTACGAGGTCGGGTTGATCGACTCAGGAGAGTGACATGAGCACGAAAAAGTTTATCGACTGCAACGGCCTCGCTGGCTTCATGAGCCTTGGCTTTGTAAACTCCGGAATGGAGATGCTGGCAAGGACTGGGACGTTGAACTTCGGTAATCCAGTTGCAGAAGTGAATAGACATCATCTCGGCAACTCGTGGAACTCGTCATTCTCCGATGATCCGAGCGACTGGCCTGATATGGAAGCAGACATTGTTCTCGGCTGCCCGCCGTGCTCTGGATGGTCTCTATGGTCTGGCCCGGCAAACCGCGGGCCTGATGCTAAGGCTCACGAGCATACTCGCGCGTTCATGAGATACGCAGCTCGCATCAAGCCGAAGATGATTGTCTTTGAATGTGTGCAGCAAGCGTACACTCAAGGACGACCAATGATGAATCAGTATCGTCAAATGGTAGAGGATCTCTCAGGCAAGCAGTACGATCTCTATCACGTCAAGCACAACAATCTCCAGGTCGGCGGATTCTCATATCGCATGCGGTACTTCTGGGTTGCTGTTGAAAAAGGCATGCCGTTTGGCGCTCACGCTGAGACGCCTAGCGAGATGCCTAGAATGATAGACGTAATTGGTGACCTCGAGCACTGCGAGATCACGTGGGACCGACAGGCGTACTCCAACGACGGGTCGAAGTACGTTGCCGATCTCAGAAACCAAGACGGTACTGTTGACGGTCACATGAACAAGACAAATCTCGAGTCGCAGAGAATTCAAGAAATCTTTGACATCATCGGCAACGATGGTTGGAAGCCGATGAAGCAGATGAACGAGGCTCTTAAGCTCGCCGTCGAGATGAACGGAGGGTACTTTCCACAGAGCTGGAGCAACAAAGAAGACAAGATTCGCGCCAATGACTTCTACATGGGGTTCTCACTCCCAGCAAGATGGGACGCTGAATCTTTCTGCCACGTGCTCACCGGTAGCGCGCTCGATCACGTCGTGCACCCAACGCAGCCGAGAAGAATCACTCACAGGGAGGCGGCAAGAATTCAAGGCCTTCCCGATGATTGGGAAATCGTCGCCGCGAAGGACTACACCCCGCAGAGCGCGACTTGGGGCAAGGCAGTGGCGGTGCAGGCGGCTAACTGGATCGGAGAGGCCTGCTCAGCGGCCTTAGACGGCCAGCCAAACGGTCCACAGGGTGAATTGATTGGTGATCGCGAATACCTTCTCGACACTGACAAGGGCTTTAGTAGAAACTTCGTCAAGAAGAACTTCTACCAGCGAGAAGACTAAGTCGTTCTAAAGAAAGCGCCATTTGATATAGTGGCGGCAGACAGTAGCTGTCAACTAATACGGAGCGACGCATGCAATCATTTCTAGTCTCGACTGACTCGTTTGAGACAACAGCAAAAGTACTAGACAACAAGCGCCTGCATAAGCAGACTCTTGAGGCATGGCAGTGCTTGCTAACAATCTCTGGCCTAGACCCAGAGGGCAACGACCGAAACCCTAAGGGCTGGGTGAATCACCCAGTTGTAAAAATGTGGCGCGGCTACGAGACAGTGTTTGTCTCATACATCTCGGCTACGTACTTCGAGTGGCGATCGCGCGGGTACAAATCAACTCTTCTTGAGAAAACGTACAGAACGTACGATCTAGCAGTCTCACTAGGCCGTGTCTCTTCCGAGTATCGACTCCCACCATGGATGCAAGACTCTACGTACTTTAGCAGCCTATGTTCTACTCATCGGACCGCACTCCTGTGCAAGAACTACGAGTGGTACCATCAGTTCGGCTGGCCAGAGGACTCGGGGACTGCACCAGAGACGTACGAGTACTTGTGGCCTCATCAAGACGGCTACGTCATCGCCGGCTAATCGGCTGAGATGGCCCTAGAGTTCCGCACAATAAACTCTACGATATTGCTCCGATAAGCAATGGTCATAGTATAGAATTATTCGGTATGAATGATTCACGCCCGGGCGAGACTCTATGGTCTGAGTGGTTAGGTGAAGACTACTCTTTATTCTCGAGCGGCGGAATTGTCTACTACACTATCGAGCACGTGGACATCGAGAATGAAGTTGTAAAGCGCGCTTTGGCATCGTCTCTTCAAAGAGATGGAGTAGCTCTCTCCTTAGGTGAAGGCTACAAATTTGTCGAGTCAGGTGTGCCGACACATGGATACGTCGGATACACAGACGGAGACGACGAGCCAACAGTTTGCGATTCCGACGGAGAGACATACTACGGTGACGAAATCGACGAGGTGCTAGAAGCTACCTGGGTCGAAATCGATGCCTAGCGGTCTAAGTAGATTCGACTGGCAAGACAACGCAGAGTGTAAGAAGCCAGAGAATAAGCATCTTGCCCCCAACTTCTTTTCTGCCGAGCTCAGGGACAGATACGACGCTAAGAATCTTTGCTACTCGTGTCCCGTAAGAAAAGACTGCCTCAAGTACGCTCTTGAAGAAAAAGAACTTTGGGGCGTGTGGGGTGGCAAGGACGAGTCTGAAATACGAAGAGCGTTGTCAGTTTCTCACGAGGGCAAGGAAATACGACGAACAAGATTCCCGAATTGCCCATATTGCGGAGCCCGTCCGGTCAAGCTTCAAGTTCTTGTGCGCCCATCACCTGAAGGCGGACGTTGGCCGACAATGCGATTAGTAAATTGCACAGAGTGCGACTTCACCTGGAGAAGTAGAACAAGCGCAAACGCTGTAAGCGCATATCATTCAGCGCGAGAGAAGTCTAAAAAGAAGGCCGAGTCTTCAAAAAAGAGAAAGCCTAAGAAGACGTAAGTCAGTCGTGGCTGTGATCTCTTGCCGCAGCAAGAGACTGAGAAAGCGACGACACAGTCGCTTCTAGCATCGCAATCTTCTGCGCCTGCTGCGCGATCTGCGCGGTGAGACTGTTAATCACCTGCTGGACATCAAGTTGCATGTCTGGGTTTTCCATTACGTGTACCTCTGTCTTTTTACGAAGTCAATCAGCTCTTGATCGACCGCTACGTGATTCGGGGATAATTTTATACCGAGATCGCTAGGAAAGTTTAGACCAACGTTAGTTTGAGCCGGAACCGCTAAGATTCTTCCCGCGGTCTCGCAAATAAAGCACGACTCGTCATCTACCCAACTTACACCGCAGTCTGAGCAACAGTAAAGTGTAGAGTTCTTGTCTAGTGCTGAGAAGACAATGTCAGACGCGAAGTCTTCTACCTTCATGCGCGATATTCTAACTACCGAGCTTCCTTAGCACTGAACGAAGCGGCAGTATTGGCAAAGAACTGATTCATAGTGTTCGCGCTTCCGCCAAGAACAGTGGCAGTGTTGTTGATGAATCGGTACATCACAGAAGTGCCAGATGACGCGCCGTGAGTGTCGACAACTCTAACAAAAATTGGCGCGTACTGTTGCTGAAGAGTTCCGCCAGAGTTTTCTTCAGTAGCGCCAACTTGAACGCTCTGAACGTCTGTCCATGAGCTTCCGCCGTTAGTGCTTCTTTGTAGAAGCAAATACGGCTCTTCGTCTGTCGCAGTCACAGACTGAAAGACTCCACCCAGTTCTACAACGTTCTTCGTAAATCCACTAGTTACGGTCACTGTCACAGACGCAGCGGATCCGTTAGCATCCTGTATTGGCGAACCGTCCGTGATAGAAGCGTTTGCGTTAGACCCAGCGGCAGTGAGGTTGACGTCTGCCGTGTCTCCTTCGTATGTTGATAACGGGCTCGGTGAAAAGTTTGATCCGTCATAAACTAAGAAGTCTCCGGCTGCCGGTGGGGAAAATCCCATTGACACATCTGAAAGAGTGTCAAGATCGATTGGCCTGTTGATCCAATCTGCTCCGTCAAAGTACAGATGATCTCCAGATGTAGGAGTGACTACTGTAAAGTCAGTGTCGCTAAGATCACCTAACGCGTGATTGGCGATGCTACTGACAGTCCCAGTGAATGTCGCATCGGTGCCGTCAGTGCCATTGTCGAGAATCTTAGACGTTCCGTTTCCAGCATAGATGTCGCCAGTGACACTGCCTGTAACGTCACCAGTGACATTTCCAGAGAGACTGGCAGTAACACTATTGAACGTGACGTTGTCCGTGGTCCCGACGGCTTGGCCAATAGCGATTGACGGTATCGACCCTTCTCCAATTGTCCCGCTTAGAATTACACCGGTGCCAGCAGTCAATGACTCGACATAGTCGCCTGTGGTGTCAGTGCCGAGCGCAACTGCGCCGCTTTGCACAGTTGTTGAAACAGTTATCGTTCCATTAGCAAGATCAGTAAGCGTCGCGCTTGCTGAACCTGCCACGTCTCCAGTGAGGGTTACGGTGATCTCAGGGTCCGGCTTGTTGAGAACATTTGACCAGTCGACCTGCGCGTCGATCTCTCCGATTGTACCTGAGAACACCTCAGAGCTATTCGTCGCGTCTGGGACGAACGTGAATTTGCCGGTGGAATCGTCAAAGCCAAAGAAGCCGACTTTTGCTGCTGCACCATTATGCCAGCGGAACTCGACACCGCGATCTTTGTTGTCGTCAGACGCTGGAGCAGTGTCTCCACCAAGAGTGAAGATCGGATCATCAACAGTAACAGTCGTCGAGTTTGTTGTCGTTGTTGTGCCGTTGACGGTTAAGTTCCCTGTCACCGTAAGGTTACCGCCAATTGATCCGGCGCCGCTCACAGTCAACGAAGTGAGCGTCCCGACGGACGTAAGACTTGAGCCAAGAACGGTTGAGGCAAGAGAATACGACGGCGAAGAGTACGTAAATCTCTCGTCAATTGCTTGAATAGCAGTATTTAACGTAGAACCCCAGCCGGTGTCTCCGTTTTCTGGGAGCGGCGTCGCTCCATCAATTAAATATGTAGCCATGTCGTCTCCGTTCTCAGACCTTATTCATAATATCTTAGACAAACGCGCCTTTGCGTAGTTGAAATGCTAGTTGACGTGAAACCATCGCCGCGAGTTCTGCTTCATCCATGCCAGCAGACGGGTATACGTTCAGCGTAATTCCGCCGCCAGAGAGCTGCTGAATGATTGCGCGATCTCGAGTCGACAAACCCTGCTCGTCGAGCGGCTCAACGCGCTCTCTACGACCACCTTCACCGATCACAGCGAGCATTCCGCCGGACACCGCTGGGACAATTCCACCCTCAGCAAGGCCGCCGGCAAACGCTCGCATGTTCGCAGCAAGAGCCGCGCGATCTCGTCCCGCCGATATCTGCACGGCTTGGAACAACGATGTGTTGTCGCCGACCGTTGTTGCGTTCTCGAACGTCGGGATTTTGGGGACCGAGATGCTTCTTCCGCCAATAACGGGAATCCAGTCCGGGGCAGTCCAACTTAGCTTACCAGCAGTATTATTCCAAATGTTTGCAACGAAGTTAAATGCCGTTTTGAACGCTCCAGTAATTGCCCCAGCAACTCCAGAAATAAAGCTACCAACCTTTTGGAAGCCGAGACCGATTCCGTTAAGAACGCCTTCTACGACGTCAGAAACCACACTAAACGCGGTGCTAAAGATATTTCCGATCCCAGAGATAACGCCTGTGATAAAGCCCCACGCCTTTGAGAACGCTGTCTTGATCCCTTCCCAAACTCCTCCGATAAAGTCTCCGATACCAGAGAAGATCGCGCGAATGTCGACACCGAAGATGTCTTCTACCCAGTCGAGAATCTTACCGAAGATCTCCTTAAGAAAGTCCCACGCGAACTGAATCGCAGTCGAGATCGCGCCCTTGATCTTTTCCCACGCTTTTCCGAAGTGTTCGCTGACGCCGTCCATGTCGCCTTTGAACAGCGCAAAGATTCCTTGCACGAACTCCCAGACGCCCTGGAACACTTGAATGATTGACGAAACTATCCCGATGAAGTAAGAGATCGCTATAGCGGCAACGTCAATTGCCTCAACAAGAAGAAATTGAATCAACGGGATAATGTACGTCCCCATGAAGTCGCCAACCTGGCCCATCCAATAGTTGAGCGACTCCCAGGCTCCGTTCATACCGCCAAACGGCTCGAGCGCTGCATCGATAGCTTCTTTAATGGTGTAAAAGGCGTTAGTTAGTGCTACGAACACTCCGGAGACAAGATCCATTACGGCAGTTCTAAACGTCTCGCTGTTCTGCCACATCAAAACCAACGCGCCGATGACAGCGCCGATAGCTGCTACCGCTCCGCCGCCAGAGAGAAGAACTCTAAATAGCGAGGTCCCTTTGGCTGCTAACAGCTCGCTAAGCGCATGGATGCCGCCACGAAACTTCTTCACTACATCGAACGCTTTAATGAAGTATCCAGCGAACACCTTGCCAAAGAACCCACTGACCTTTAGCATGAGTTGTACGCCTTTTGCAGCACCCAAGAACGCGGCTGTCATGAGGAATATCTCACGCACTGTTTCATTTGCAAGAGCCTTGTTTAGATACTCAAGGCCTGTTGTAAGAACACCAAAGAAGTTCTCAATTGACTCGGACTCGGTGAAGTACGCTAGTGTTTCACCAAGCGTTAACATGAACTCTGCAACGGCAGGTCCGGTGCTTGTTAGCGTATCAAATGCCCCCTCGAGCATCTGCAACCCGCCGCCCTGATTGAGGGTGTCAAAGAATCCCTTGATTCCCGGGTTGTTGCCGAGACGAATAAATACTCCTGTAAGTCCAGCAAGAAATCGCGATATTGACGCAAAGTTTTCTGCGATTTCAATGAAGAACGTCTCCAGTCGGCCGTCCTCGAGTGCCTCTTCAGTGAACGTTGCCCAGCGCTCTGTTGCCTCCTGGAACAGATCTAAAAGATTCTGACCGCCGCTACCCGGACCGGCTGCAGCCGCTCCGAGATTCATAAGAGCATCACCGATGTTACTAAAGATCTCACCGAGCTGCGCAGCTACGTCGCCGGCTCTGTTGAAGTACTCCGTGAGCTCACTTACTTCGCCCTCAGCGGCCGAGTTCATGTCCTCGAGAGATGTCTTCCATCTCTCGGTAACTGTGACGATCCAGTCAACGAACCGCTGAATCAGTGGCCCAGCAGCGTCAAGAAGCGAGAGAAGCACATCGTAGAGATTACCAAACGCCTCACCAAGACCTTCGATGACGTAGACGTTCGTGTCGCCAATTCTCTCCAGCTCTTCGAGATTGCGCGCCTCAGTAACTACATCAGCGATGTGAACGGCGACTCGGCCAAGAGCACCGCCTGTCTTCTCAAGTATTCTCTCAAGAACTGGGAAAAGATCGTCAACCAGTTTCTGAATCGCTTGCTCGAGAGGTCCAAACAGTTCTCGGCCCGCGGCGTGCTTGAGCTTTAGCATGTCGCCCTCGAGCCCGACAATGAACTCCGCGAATCTTCTAGCCTCGTCGCTAAGCTTGTCGAGAGCAGACGTTGTCGAGGCCGCCGCGTCTTCAGTCCCTTTACGCGCTTTCTCGAGCTCCTTCTCCGCCTCGAGCTGCGCGCGGATCGCGTCACGCTCTGCTCTTGCCTTGTCGTCAATGGCTTCCTGAACTCTCTCAGTAGCGGCGACAACCTCGTCAGAACCTTCAACACCCTTGCGGTTTGCCTCTTCTGTCTCAGCAGCAAGATCGGAGTTGCGATCTTTCGCGCGGCGAAGATTTAGATCTGCTTCAGCGTACGCAAGTTCAGCCTCGCGACGAGCTCTTGAGTTTGGTGGCAGATCCTGCACCCTAGCGAGTGTCTCACGCGCTTTCTCAAGCTCGATTGCAGCACGGCGCTCTGAGATTGCAGCGTCTTCTGCGTCAAAGTTTAGTTGCTGAAGACTTTCGGCAGCTTCTTTTCTCGCCTCGGTGAGATCTCGCTCGGCTCTCTCTAGATTCTTGTCAGCGCGAGCAAGAGACTCTCTGTTTGACTCAAGAACACGAAGAAGCCTGTTCTCGGCTTGCTCGATTCTTTCGGCATTGTCTTTTGCAGCCTTACTTGGCTTCTTGAGCTCTTTGATCGCGTCGCCCATGCCGCTAAACGCCAGTTTAGCTGCCAGTGCACCCTGGCCTATTGCAGCGAATATTCCAGGAAGAACGATAAGAGCCGGAGCGGCCGCAAGAGCCGCGGAGGTGACTGCGAATAGTCCAGTGACAAGCGCTGAAATGCTGCTGATGACACCAGCGATAGCGGGCCCTAGAGCATACCCGGTGGTGACCATCTTAAAGAACGCGTCATTTGCTTGTAGAGCAGCTTGTCTGAACTTTGCAAACGCTCCACTCGTTCTGTTAAGATTTTTTCTTACTCCAGCCGAGAACTGGTTACCGGCACGATTTCCAATTCTACCAAAGTCCTTCGCGGAATCGTTAAGAGCGTCTTTGATCTGATTTTGGAAGCCAATTGTGATCGCATTTACGGTAATAAACGCAGAACCGACTACAGCCACGTGTCATCACCTCCTTCCATACGTGTCATGCAACATAACTATTCTAGCCCACTTGAGACTACCCTAGAGGCTCGTCTAGTGCCGCGCCGAATGGCAGTCTCGAGTTCTCATTGACACGGGTTGGCGGAATGTACGGCTTAGTCTCTCTCGAGCGCTGGAACGGATCTATTGGCGTGGGAATATCCTCTACCTCGAGATCCTCATCTAACGGCCCGCCGATTCCAGGAGATGCGGCAGTGCGCTTTGTAGTAGGCGCAGCGTATCTGTACTCTCTGTGGTATAACTGACTGTAGAGCATAGACCTAGACTTGTCTCGCGCTTCTGCCTGCTCTCCAGTCGTGATGTGAATGAAATCTTCCTCGAAGAAGAAGTGCAACACATCGAGCATATCGCTCATTGGGAGCTGCTTAAGATCTACGCCTAGAGTTATTGCTTTGCCGTTGACGTACGGCCAGAGATCTAACGCCCAGTGGGTTAAGCTTCTGGCCGCGACGTAGGGCGCTCAGAGTACGTCTCCATCAGCCATGTGACAATCTCCATAATCTGATCAATCTGAATCAGCTTATCTGGGTCCTTGCACATTTCATCAAAACGCTTGTACTCTTCTTCACCAGAAAGAACTGCCTTAAAAAAGTCGTCAATAACAGCAGCGTTTGCCGCAGGGTTGCTGTCGTCGCCGGTTCTAGAAGCAAGATCAATCATAACCTTGCCAGGAATACCGCGACGGCAGTTGAATGTTTCTCCATAGAGAGAAAACTGAACTTCTTCAGCATCTTCTTCAATAGTAGGTGAACCAAAGTCTTTAAACTTCGCCATTGTCATCTCCGTGTATGTGTCAGCACTTCATTCCTGTGCATGTCATTAATATTTTATCTTGTAGAGACGTTGAAGGTGCTCTACGTGATAGCTAGATACAGATTGTTTGATAGATACCTGTTTGCACGAGTACCTGGGTGATCTACGCGCTCAGTATGCACAATTGCGCCACCGCGACCGCGGAATCGCAATGTCTTACCGGGACTAGGAAGAATAACGTGCGGTCGTGTGCCCTCGTGATGCATATACGCGTAATTGAGATCAGATCCTACGAGCATCTGTTGCCCATACGCAGTTCTGTTGTGCTCTAGGTGAATTGACGCCTTAAGTGCTCCGGTCTTTACCCCCACCTGCGCTTGCGCGGCCACCTTAACCTTAAGAGCGCGACGCTCCAGATCTCGCCCTACAGCACCGCCGCGCGACTTTAAAAGCACGTCAAGTGCAGGGTAGTTCCAAACTATTGTAGTAGTCATTACGGGATAGCCAGAGTTAGCTGCATTGTAGTAAGTTGAAAGCCGCCCTGAGGTGGTGGAGTATCTACAGTTCCAATTACTCCAAGGCCGAAACCAGTTTCGTCCCACTGATCAAACAAGTCAATTGCCTGTAGTAGAACCCAGGCGTCAACTGCTGTGATCTTAGAGGCGTCTTGAATGTTTGCTGCTGTCGGCGGACGACCGTTCACTGAAACTATCGGTATTTCTCGTGCAACCGTGACAAGAACAACAGCAGTTCTAGGGACGTTGCACCTCTGCGGTGTAGACGCTTGATCCCCAGGCGGCCCAAGATACGCTTGAAGAAGTGTAACTGTCAACTGCTCGCAATCAATTGCTGTCTGGCCAACAGTGTAGTACCTTCTAGACGGTATCGGGACATTGTACGACTCAAACGTAGACACAGTTCTAGTAAGAACTCCATCAAGAAGAGTGACAATGTTTAGAGCGTCGCTAGACACACCAGAAATATCAACTATCGACATATCACGAGCCAATCGTGTACGTAGAAACGACGTTAGACGCAAGAGCGATTCTTAGATTTCCAGAAGTAACGTACACTGTTTCTTCTGCACCGCCACTTGTTCTTGTTGCGTATAGGTCCCACGAGCCGCTGTCAATCATTCCCAGCACTGATAGAGCGTCCTCGTACGTAACAGTTACAGTAAGCCTGTCGTCAGTTACCGACTCAGCAGTTCCAGCTACAGCAGTTTCCGCGACGTCTGATGCGACCCTGTCGTACGTAAATGTTGTAGACGTCGGGACGGTCTCAATGGTGTACGTGCCATCGAACGTTGAATCGATGCCTGAAACTACAACCTCAGTACCGACATAGAATCCGTGGTTCGACGATGTAGTTAGCGTAACAAGATTAGAAGAAAGCTCGGCAGTTGACACAGACACTGTTGTCGGCGTTGGGTCAGTAATAGTGGCTGCCCCTTCGAGCTCTAGCGACTCGGTCTCGGCGTAGCTTCTGATGTACACTTTAGTCGACCACCCGCCTGCGGCTAAGAACAGAGCGTTTAGCGAAGAAAGAGAGACGTCTGTGCTGCCTGAGCCGCTGCTTGCTGAGACGTCAATATCTGCAATGCCGCTCGGGTACTTCAATGGCTTGGGCGCATTGCGCCTAGCTCTTGGAACATCTGGCGTAAACACTCTTGCGCGGGCCCTGGCTCGATCCGGGTTAGACGCTCTTAAGAACAGGTCAACGGCGTATATGCCAGTTTTAAGTTCGTCGATAAAGTCTTGATTGTCAAGAATAGTGTAGGAAACACCCTGTCTTGATATAGAAGTTACACGCTCTGGAAGATCGCACGGGTCGCCAGCCCACAGTTTTGCGAACTCCATCGCAAGTGTTCTTGCGGCCATCTTACCAATGGTTGGCGGTTCTACTCCGTAGGAGTAAGTGACTTCAATGTTGCAAGGTGTCCACGCAACACCGTCTCGTGCTTGAAGTGTTGAGTGATCGACTAGATAGTATTTGTCTGGGCTGATTATAGTGCCCACTCTGTTTCTTACTGTGTGAATCTTAGTCACAGGCCGACCGCGAAGACGAATACGTGAAGACGGTGTAGTACCGTCTGAGGTCATGTCTTCATAAAAGTCAATGTCGTCTGAGTAGTAATTGTACATGTCGCCTTCGATAAGAGCAGCCTCAATGTTTCTGTAGCTTGGCCCAAATCTAAACGACCGACCCGCGCAAATGTAGCGCTCAGTTACCGTAGTCGTCCCGCTATACTTTCTTCCAGACAACGCCCAGAGAAGATTAGAAGCCGATTTCGCCGCTTCGTATGAAAACTCAGTCTCAGCGTAGTCGCCAAGTTCTTCTGGCGTAACCCATAAATTTGGCATCGTTCTCTACCTCTTTTGCAGCAAATGCAGACGGCGCGTCCTATGTATTCTATACACAGAACGCGCCGCCTACCAGGTAGTTTAGACTCAGGCTACTGGGTCCTCTGTTGAAGCAATGATGAAGTCGATGTCCTCATCGGCGTTGTAGTCCGTGGCTCCAGGTACGTTGTACTCAGTGGTTGAACCCTGAGAAGTAAAGTCACTGACCGCGCGGCTGTTCTTCGCGACGTCGGCTGTGCCACTGTCAGCAGTAGACGCGATATCGGACGCAGTCTTAGCGTACGTAAACGTTGTTGTCGATGGGACATCGACGATTGTAAACGTGCCGTTAAGATCTGTGTTCGTGAGACCAGCAACAACAACTGTGTCGCCAGCGGCAAAGTTATGAGCCGCCGCTGTAGTGATTGTCGCGACGTTCGACGTGAGCTCGACATTATTGACTGTCGCGCTGAGATCGCCGTGCCATGTGTAGAAGCCCTTGCGGCCAGTCGGCGCCCAGTCTGAACGAGCGTAGGCGTACGGACGCTCTGTCGCAGTTGCGAACTCCCAGCGGTCGTCGAGGCCGTCGCCGAACGCTGAGTTACCGAGACCATAGCCCTCAAACGTTGTCGCGATCATGCCGTTTTCGATGACGCGATCGCCAGAGAGGCGAAGTCGACAGTATGGGAACACCCAATGGAAGTACGGGTTGGTCGCAGCGCGCTTGCCGTCGGCAACCGCGAATGACCAACACTCGATCGCAACACCGAGACCGGAGGGATCGTCACCAACACCAGGAGACGCCCAGCCGATGCTCTTACGGTCGGGGCTAACAAACGTGCCGTAGTTCTTGCGAAGAAGAAGGCCGCTTGACATGAGCTGAGTCAGCT